TTAACTAAACCTCCTGCTACTGTGTCATGTGCAGTTGTGTTCAAATCTTCTGTTGGTGGGACTACTGAAAAGAAAGGTCTTTGATTGCCTGTAGCTGGTTCTGTTGGGTCAAACGTAACTGTGTTAGTAGAAACTACACTTGCGCCATTATAAACTTTTACTGTAAACAGTGTGTTGCCTATTGCTGGCGGTTGTTCATCTGCAAATGTTCCATTTGTTTGATTGGCTTTTAATGCTACAGTTTGGAACCCGCTTGTATTTGTTGTTGCATCATACGGTCTTGATTGTGGCTTATCTGCTGGAAAGAATGATAGCGTATCTAAAACATCATCTACATCATCTCTTTGTCCTTTGCATACCCACAAGAATTGGTCTTCGTGATATACTGCTACGGCTGTTCCAACACTTGGAGTTGATAAATGTCCTGTTGTATCCCAGTTACCACTTGCATGTTCTATTGTTACTTTTACTATGTCTGTTGCATTACCGAATACGCCGGAGTGTGCTGTTGCAATCTCTGCCGTTCCGTAACCAAAACTTGTCTCCTGAAAGGGAGTGTATGTTACTGTTTTACCTAAAGCCATTTATTTTTCTCCGTTAGACGGTGTTTGCCCATATTCTAGTATATTTATCCGGGTCGTGTTTCTGTGCCGTAACCGCATAAATGCCATCTTCTGACTCCTCTATTGCGATTACACGATAGTTTCCAGTTACTGTTCCAGTGTATGTATTGAATACTGCACCTGCTACGTAACCATGTGACCCTGACATTGTTGCTGTTGTTCCACTTACTGTGCCTGTTCTGACAACTCCAGTTTGATCCATAACTGCGATTGACCCACTACCACTAGTTCTGTCTAGTGTAAGTGTATCACCAGATACTGCGGAAACTCTACCACCTGTTGATTGCGAGTCTACTCTTAGTGTATCATTAACTAATATCAAGTCTCCTGGTAATAAGTCATAATGGTCAAAGCCTGCAATGTATGTAATGACTTCTGAATTGGTTGCTTCTGTTTCATAAGCCCATGCACCGTGCCATAACGCTTGTTGTTTACTTGTGCAACCTGTAAGTTCTATTGTTTCTTCACGTTCACCATACTTGGTGATACTTGCTGAATTCTTGTATTGAACATCTTCTGTTCTAAAGTAGTTGTCAGGGTTGTTCCACTTAACGTTAATTACGTTAAAGATATTATCTATTGAACCACCTTGATAAATCATTTCTGCCGCATTTGCTTGATTAACTAATTTCTTAATTACTGGTGTATGTGTGTAACCACTGTTTGTCCACGAATAAGCATCACCGTCATATACTAATCTTGGATTACCATTTAAGTAAACAAATTTTGCAAACATTGTATCTGCAATTTTTTGTAGTGCTTCATACTTTGATTCTGCACCATAAAACAAACCATTAAATCTTGCGACTGTTTGTGTGCTACCACCGATTGGGGCTAGATTGCACCATAGAGCGGCGTAATATATATCTGTGTATAATTGTTCTTTTTGTTGTGTATCTAATACAATATCATTACCTAACCCAAACTTAGTAGAAGTTAGATAGTCAAAAAACACCCATGCAGGATTGTTTGACCAGTTATCATAACCTGAACCAAGACCTTCAACATGTGAGAATGAATTGTAGCTGTGAGTGTCACGCCATGCTGTAAATGATATACCATTATCGTTTGGTGATTCAATATTACGACCACCTACAAAAAAGCCTAGTTCACTTAAATCAGTTTCACCATCTCCTTGCTTTGGTCTGTATTTTACTTGTGCAAAAGCAACATCACTTGCTGTTAATGGATTTGTAAATGCCAATGCAGGAATAAAGTTTGCTTTTAGTGTCTTTGTTTGTTGCACTGGTTGTGTAATACGACTTGGTGATACTCCGCCCGCAAAAGCTGTAATTGTTGTTGCCAAGAGTGGAGATAGAGCGCCGTTTGTTGGTTGTATGCCATTGTAACTGTTACCAAGACCAGCTGGGCCTGTGACTGTAACTGTGTTAGTTGAACGAGTTGCCGTAAAATTTGGTGTGCCTGTGGTATAATCGTTGATAGCCGCTTTTATTTGTTGTGCTATTTCTGTAGTTGTGCCACTGGCTGTAATTGTGTTCATAATAAGTTTGCCACGAACTAATGCTTTAAACTTACCACTTGTTCCTGTAACTGTAATTGTAAATGAAGGAGCAACATAATCTGTCACAGCTTGACTTCTAATCGCTCTACTTGATTCCGATGCACCTTCGCTCGAACTTATCGCAAAAGTGATTGTAACGTCACCTGTGGTCGCCGTAGTGCTACTAAATTTAAGACCTGAGTCCAAAGTAGTCTGTAAGTTAGCTTTAGTGCCTATAAGTGTCATAGACGCTGTTCCACGATTACTTGCACTAACTGACCCTTGCACTGTAGTAACATCTACTGTGCCTTTATCTACTGATATAACTAAGGTGTTTGCCGCACTTGCATCTGCGTTTGTAACTGTAACTGTTGGTAGTGTAACTGTATCTGCAACACCGTCACCTGAATAAGATGAGTCTACTGACATTTCTGCAAATGGGACATCTGGGACTGCAGGGACTGTAACTGACCCTGTTGTTCCACTTGAACCACTGCTTCCTGCGGCACCTGTAGCACCCGCTGTGCCTGTAGTGCCTGAACTACCAGTTGTTGAACCATCTATAACAAGTAACGGTGTTGGGGGTGTAGTTGCGGAGAAACTACCAGTTATGACTTCTGTGTAACATCTTTTTTCTTCTAATGAATATGCGTCTGTTTCTGTTTCTGCAATATGTTTTTTGAACCCATGGTCTGGTTCAAATAACTGATACGGTGTTTGCGTAGTTGATGCAACACTTACTTTAGCATCAAAATCATTCATTGGTTTGCATACATCTACTGCATATAGATATGTGTTTGTTGATATTGTAAATTCGTCAGAACTGTCTTTATTGTCTATCCAAGCATATACTTTAACTTGATTTGCCGCACTGACAATTTGATTTGGGTATGCACTTAGATAATCACTCAATGACCAATCTTTAAAATTAAACTTTTGTAAATCTGTTGAGTTACAGTCATTTGATGTTCCGTCTAATGAACCTATTTGCTGAGACCCTGCCGATGTGCCTGTAACGATTGCACCTGAACCTGCGTTCATTTGTGTAATGTTAAATTTTTCTGTGTGTTTATATCCGCCATTCTTTAAGAATGATACTGGATAACTTGTTTCATGTAATACAAACTCACGACCACATAGTGTAGTTGTTAAAACAACGTTTACTGTAACTGAACCAGTAGCACGTGTATTTGTAGTTGAACTTTGTCCGTCTGGTGCAACTGTTACACTTGGTGTTAAGCAATTTAGATTACCACTATTTGATATTGGTCTAACAGTGCCACAAAGTGTGATTGTGCCATCTACTACTTTTGATACTGTTTCTAATTCTTGGTAGATACCTTCTGGGAAGTATGTTGTAATGTTTATTGAATCTGTTGATTCATCTACTTCTGCAAAATCGATTGCTGTATCAAAGTATGGTGTTGATTCGTCTGTTCTACGTAATGGTGCACCTTTACCACTAACAATACTTGTTCCTGTGCTTGGGGGTGCTGTAATAGTTGTTGTTGACTTTAGTGTGCCTGTTGTTTCTACATGTGCTGGTGGGGGATTGTGTTGTGTGTATTTTAGTAGACCATCTGCTGGCCCAACACCACCTGTTCCACCTGTTCCGCCATCACCTGCTGTGCCACCTGTTCCACCATCACCACCTGCACCACCATCATATGTAGCACCTGTTTCATTTAGTAGAGCGTTGAATGATTTAGCTTCCCATTGACCTGCATCATTGTTCCAGTAAAGAACATAGTTCTCACCTTTACCTGCACTAACGTCACCTAAGTCATTTAATAAATTCGTGTTTGTAGGATCATCTACTGCTTCAATCTTTACACCATCTGCTTCTTCTACAAGTAGTGGATTAAAGTCTGTTATTGTTGCTGTTTGTTTGTCTGTTGTTCCATCGCCAAATGACATTTCAAACTTAATGTCTTTAAAGTTTGCAACGTTTGTTGTAGGATCAATAACAAAAGAATCATTGATTAAAACTTCTTTTAAGTTTCCTTTTGATTCACCATTACCAAAGAATGTAATTTGATTATCGTTTAATCTTTTTGCAACACCAATAATCGGTCCCTCTGATATTGGCATCTTTACTTCTTGTGTAATCTTTTCTGCATCTATATCACTTGGCTTTTGACCTAAATCAAACTGCGTATTTGACATACCCACATGACCATAAACAACTGGGATAACACCCTTGTCAACTTGTTGACCCATGTCAACGCCTTCATGTGTTTTTGTTTTCTCGCCTATTTTCTGTTTGATAATAGTAGCGATTATTGCCGGAGCACCTTTTTGTTTTATGAAGTTGCCTATTTGAGATTGTTGTATCTGTTGTGTTAGTTTAGTTTTTACAAATTGGTCTAAGTTAAAATTAAACATCTTCATATTATATCTCCAACTTTCTTGCACTTGGTTTATTACCGTTCTCTGTGCCTAAGCTAGGAGTAAGAGTAAATGTTATTTGTTCTGGTGATAATTCATCAACTGACTTTACAAAAAATGTTTGTGGATTAATTAATGTTGGAGTGTTAAAAAATAATCTCATTCGTTTTACTTTTAACCCACGATAATCCATCATAGTAAAATTGTTTGTTGCACTTGACCAATCACTTATTTGCCATAAGTCATGAGCCGCAACCTTTAGTGTTGGTTCTGCTACTGAACCTGTTAAATCTGAACGTAGATTACTTAATGAGAAATCAATCCAGCTATAAGTTCTAACTGTAGTATCAGAAGCCCCATCCCATCCAGCTATATCTAATTGCTGATAACCTGAATCTACTTCTTGTGTGTTTGCAACAAATACTCTGGCAGTTCCACCTATTGAACGAAAGTCAAACTCCATGAGTTGTCCAATAGATTCTGTAACCAGACTCTGTGATTGTATTTCAGGAGTCGAACTCATAAATCAAATACCTCTATCATACTTGCTGAAACTGTTCTTCGGTCATTATCTGCCATTTGAACATCAAAACTTTCTAAGTAGAATTTGCCTGCTGTTCTTAATAATTCGTTTGCTGAGATATCTATTACACCAGCGTCAAAATGTCTGTTTTCGTAAAATGTGATTAGTGTAGCGGCATCTGTTGCACTTAGATTGTCGTGGTTAACTGTTATTGTTCGTCTTTGATAATTAACACCTAATGGTGTTCTTTGTATGTAACCATCACCAAACTCTACTAATCTATGTCGTGGTGCTGATGCATAACTTGTTGATATTGATAATTGGTCTTGTAATGGTAACGCTGACATTATACTAACCCTCCAAAGCCTGTGTTCTGTCTAAGGACAGTGTGTGCTGTTTGTAGAGCAATACCTTCAATGTATTGTCTCATTTGACTTGATTGAAATTGACCAGCTCCAGAGCCTGCATTTACACCTGAAATGTTGAAGTTAACGGCTGAGTTTGCTGATAGCGAACCTGAACTTATAGCACCTAAACCTGCGCCTAAACCCTTAACTGGGTCTACAAGTTGATTTGGATTGATACCAGTTGGGAGTTTATTGAATTCTGTCTTTGAGCCGTCGACTGCTTTACTGACTGGATCTACCATTTCTTTTGGTAGCTTGTCCATTACTTTACCGATATCTGCAACTAAGTCTGGGATAATAGAATTACCTACTGCCCAATCATAAAAGCCGCCAATCTTTTCTTTACCACCATCAACCCAACCACCGATTGCGTCTCCGGCTTTTGTAAAGCCTGCACCTACTTTGTCTCCTACTGCACCACCAAATTCTTTTACTTTGCCAATACCGTTTGTAATAAAGTCAATCATTGATTTGATTTTGTCTATAACTTTTGTGATTGTAGATATAACTGTTTCGAATGCTGGTATGACTGTTTCTGTCATTAAATTACCAAGACCTTCGAATGCGGCTTGTGCCAATGGTGCTACTGTTTCTGCTATTGGGCCTAATGTTTCTGCAAGTTTAACTAATACGTCAAACGCCATCCCAAATGCTGGGACAAGAATGTCATTAAATATAGTTCCAAGTAAACTGAATATTGGTTCTGCTTTTTCCATACCAGTTGAAAGTGATGCGATACCATCTACGACAAATGTAACAGCTTGTCCTAGTTTCTCACCTAGTGCCATTGCTAAGTCTTCATTGTTAACAATAAAGTCTGTCATACGTGTTGCGGCTGAGTTAAGTGCATCTGAAAGACCACCTTCACCAACTGCAATCAAGGCATTATTACCTGCAATGCCTAAGTTAGATAATGATACTGATAAGTTTTTAGATGCTTTTTCCATACCACCACCAAAGTTCTCATCGAGTCCTTCAAGTAGTGCATCTTTAATTGCCGCGGCACCTTCTGCTGTTTTACCAAATTCTGAGATTTCTAGTCTTGCTAATCCTAGCTTTTCTTCTAAGATTTTGAATGCTGGAATACCTCTATCAGCGAGACGGTTAAGTTCTTCTAAACCTAATCCGCCTGCTGTAGTTCTTGAGAACAAATCTGTAACGGCATTCAATGACCCGACACGGTCAGTGGTAACAGACGCCATATCACCAAATGTTGTTAGAAGTTCTTCGGTTGGTTCAATACCCGATGACTTCAATTTGATGAATGTCTCTGTTAGTGTTTCGATATCAAAAGGTGTTCGTGTTGCAAAGTCATTGATAAACTTAAATGCATCATCGCCAGCTTTTGCTGAACCTGTAACTGTATCAAGGGTCGTCTTCAAATCCTCTGCACGTGAACTTGCTTCAACGACTGACTTAGTAAATGCTGTAATACCACCTATTGTGATAGCACCTGCTAGTAATCCTTTCATTTTACTGAAAGACCCTGATGTTTTGTTTATTGACTTGTCAACCTTGTCAAACTGTTTGTCTAGTTTCCCCACCTTTTTATTCAGTGGAGTCATTGACCTTGATATACTGTCTAATTTACTGGTTGCTTTGTCGAGGGCTTTGATTTCAATTTCAATACTTGTGTTTGCCATGTTTTCGCTTACTCCTTAAGTCTTTTAATTTAAAATACTCGGCCCATCCTATGAATTCCGATGCTGACATTTCCATAATCTCGTCAACAGTCTTATGCAGTAGTTCTGCTAACTGATACAGGAAATATGTATCAGCATCGGCACTTAGTTTTTTGCTACTTCTTCCGCTGTAGGTTCTACATTAAGAATATGCGTAGCCATACGTGTCACAACTTCTGGATCAACCGAGTTCATTATGTCGAACTTGTCTGCACCGACGAACATCGGTTTACCATCTTCTGTTAACGCACGTTGAATTAGGACTGTTGCTAATGCTTCCGCTACTTTATTTTCACGATGCAAAGCAACAACCGATTCGGTTTGCTTTAGTGTTGCACTAGACTTAAAATAAATCTTACATTCCCATTCTGGGCATTCTACCCATTCGAGTTTGTCTGATAGTCTAGTTTTAAAATGCGTTTTCGCATTGTTTATTACGCTCATTAGTTTACCTCATATGAAATTATATTATGATATAGTTTCAGTTAAGGCACCTGTTCCTGTTACGTCAAAACTCACGGTAACCAAATCTGCTACACCAACTTCTACTGATTTTGAAGTTACGATACATGAACCACTATATTGAACTTGAGTAGATGAACCGTCATCAACTAACACTGTTAGTGTAATTGCTGAACCAGTTGTCACCGCTGTATCAGTATCGTCAAATACTGCTTCAACTGTGCCACTCCAAGACTTTAGTGAACCTACAAACGTTTTGTAACCTGCGTTACCCATCGCTGTAGTTTCTAGTGTATCTGCTTCTTCATTAATCGAAAAAGAAGTGATGTTTGCAAGATTGTTCA